GAAAGAATTATTTAAAATAAAAAAACCTATAGTTCTATCACTCTAGATAGCTCTATAGGCTTTCTTTTTGGCATGCTGTTTGTTTTAAACCATGCTCTTTTGTTTTTAACATTATATTGTATTATCAAATAATTATCTTCTCTGTTGGTTAACTTCTTAATTAACTGCTTATCATTAATTATTTTTTCAACCATATTATTCCCCTTTGTTGGCTTAATATAATAGCACATTTTTAATAAAATGTCAAAAAAGGAGCAAAGAATCTAATCTCTGCTTCTTTCTAGTATCTTTTTATTTTCTTTAATTATTTCCATTCTGCGATTGTATTCTTCTCTATCATCTAATTCTAACTTATGAAGTTCTATATGCACTTCCTCTGTTAATAGATAACTTTCTTCATAGATAGTATGTCCTGTTAATCGAAATGGTGGATGATGATGGAGTTGAAGTTTTTCTTTCGCATACTTCTCCATTGAATACATACAAACTTTACCACATTTTAGAAATAATTCTTGCTTAACAGCTCTAGTATTAGGTCGCCTACTCATAAGACCTCACTAGATTGATTTTAATGTACCATTTTTTAACATTTCTAGCATTCTAGTATTTTGTTCTGCAGTACCACTATAATTAGCTATACCATTAGAATTTGCTAGTTTAGTTCTATATCCGAATGAACTATCTACTCCAATTTGATTTAATGCATCTACAATTGATACACCTGTGTATGTTTTATTTGATAAATAATTAACACTTGGAGCTAACATTTCGTTTACTCTAGTTTGAACTTCTGAATAATTATATCCTTCTGCTTCTAATCTAGTTTTTCTTTCTGGATAGTTTCCATATTTACCTTCTATTACATCTTTAGCTATTTCATCTATTGTTTTTTTAATTTCAACAGGTGTGTTACTATATAAATCTTTTTCTAGATATTCAGTAGGATCTATTCTATTGCCGTTCTTCCATACTTCAAAATGAAGATGTCCGCCAAATGAATAACCAGTATTTCCCATATAACCTAGAACTTGTCCTTTAGTTACTTTTTGTCCATTTGATACTTTTACACTACCATATCCTAAATGTAAGTATCTAGTCATATATCCATTTCCATGGTCTATTTTAACCATGTTTCCAGGATTATTTGAATTGTTAGGTGTATTTACATTACAATTACTTATTACCTCAACAACAACACCATCCGAGTGTGCTACAATGTTATCTAACATATATCCTTTCTTTACAATATCGATTCCATTATGTGCAGCACCTTTGTATTCCCATGTAACTTCACATTCTCCACTTTGTAAAACTCTTGCTTTTCTACTCATTATTATCATTTCCTTTCTTTTCAATTTCTGTTATGCTTTTTAGTCCTAATTGACTTTTAAATTTTTGATAAATTATTTCTGCTCCTGCATAAGTTATTACCCCTACCCAAATTGACATTTTATTTCCTAAATCACTGAATGATATTGAAAATAAAAATCCTGTAACAAAACTTATTACAAGACTTACTATTGCCAATGGTAACCATTTCTTAACTTTAAAATTTTCTTTCAATCTCTGAATCAACTGAGTTGAAATAAATGTACTTAAAATTGCGAATAGAAATATTTCACTTATTAATTCAATATTCATATTTTCCCTTCTTTCTTTAACTTTTCCCATTTATCATGTATATAAGAATTGCCATGTAAATCTATACTATAATGGTCATATACTTCATATGCTCTTTTTATCTGAGTATCATCTTTCGATATTCCTAACTCAACATCTGCTAAAAAATCAACCAAATAATTTCTACATTGATTTTTATCGAGTTTATCTATTTTTTCATTTATTGGCTTGAATTGTGTCTTTAATATTTTTTTCATCGCTACAATTATCGTAACTATCACTCCTACAAATTCAACAATGAACAAAAGTACTTTAGATATTTGTCCTAATGTTATATTTTCCACCTTTATTCTCCTTTCATGTCTTATTTAACCATATTTTCTTTTATTCTTGATAGTTAACACCATATCTATCAAATAATATTTTAACTTCTTCGCTTTTTAAAATTTTTTGTTGTTGCCCTTTGTTTAAAGCGTCGTACATAGTTTGTAACGCAATTTGCGTTTCGTTTATAACTCCTTTTGTCTTTTTAAATAATACTTTCTTTTTCATTATTCACTTACCCCCAATTCTTCTAACGCTTGGAGATAATCTTCTTCTGTTGCATCTTCTTCATTTATAAACTCTGTTGTTTCCTCATATTCAAAGGTAGCATTTAGTAAATCTATTGCTTCATCATATATTTCATCAGTTCCTATTTTTCTAATTAAATAACCACTATCTGAATATGTTTTTTTATATTCTTTATCATTAATTTTAATTGTTTCTATTACTATCATACTAATTCACTCATTCCTTTTATTTGACTTGCATAAGTAGTCCAGTTAGTTCTTGCTTTATATGTTGCAACTAAATTATCTGGTACATAAACATAACCTGTTCCATTTGCTATTGGTGTGTTTGTAAAGAAACTTACATTTGTCATTGGAAATACACTAGGACTATTTATGATTACTTTTGTTAATTTAGTACACCCACTAAACATTAAAGCACTATTGTTTATTTTCGTTGTGCATATACTTGAAATATCGACTTCCGTTAATTCTATGCAATTCTGAAACATAGCATTTACGTTTGTAAGGCTATTTGGTTTAAAGTGTGAAATGTCCACCGACTTTAGTGCTTTGTTATTATAAAACATAGAGTTCATATAAATTACGTTTCTTGTATCAAAATTTGACATATTTATACTTTGTAACTTCGTGCTATTATAAAACATATAACCTAATCTGTTACAACTTTCTAAAGTCCAACTACTTAAATCTAACTCTGTTAAATTACTACAAGTATCAAACATACGCATACAAGATATAATTCTGCTACTATCTATATTAGATACTTCGTATGTTAAATCAGTAGCATCTTGTTGTCGCCAAGAAATATATTGAGGTGAATATTTTGTTCCTTCACTTTTATAAGTTCCATGTACACCCAATATTTCTACTCCATCTCTAATATTTTCAGGTTTAATATCTTTATCTATATCGCTTGTAACTGGTGCTATATCTACAAAACTTAATCCATGAAAACCAACATCAGGAACTATCGTTTGAAAATCAATTGTAGGTGATACAAATTTACTTTGTAATTTAGGTATTACATATTCGTCTGGAATAGGCATTACATCAACCACACCCAAGCCGTCGTATCCTTTGTCCGCATATATAATTTGGAATTCTTTTGTTGGTACAATCGCCTTATATTGAAGATTAGGTGTAACATCTACATTTACATTTTCATATTCTTTTACATTGTAAGCACCATTTTCATTTATTTGTTTTTCTCCAGTTGGTATTATATATTCTTCTGGAATAGCATTTACAACTACTTCATCATATCCATAACTTCCATCATGATTAAATATTTGCTTTACAGAAGATGGATCTACCTCTAAACTTTCAAGTGATGGATAAACATCTTTTAATTCAGTTTCAATTGACAAATTCATTCCATCAATATTTTCAATATCAAATTCTATTTTTTCAACTTCTTCAATGGTAAAATTAATTTCGTTCATATATTCCGTCTGCCTCTACTTCTAGTCCATATTGATTAGTTTTAACCATTCCATCAATTGTTGTTAACTCGATTTCTAGCATTAGATTTCTAATAGGTAATGTCGAAGTGATTTCAGGAAAAATTTCTAAAATCACCTCATTTGTTTCTTTTTTTATTTCAATCATTTCTTCGTGTATATACTCTTTGCTATAAGCACTTTTTAATATTGCTATATGGAGTTTATCTCCAATTTTAAATTTATAATGTTCAGACACTATTTTTCTAAAAAAAGTATCTCCTCTAAATATTCTAAACTTTTTCATTTTATCCCTCACTTTCTTTATTTAACTTTTTTCCATTCTCCGTTTACACCTATATATGGTTTGGCTTTTTTCCATTCTCCATTTACACCAATATATACTTTTGTCTTTTTCCATTCTCCACTTATCATCAGTCTTACTTTTCCTAAAATTTCAGATAATGTTATTTCGCCTGACGAAGAAGCACTATTTGGATTGAAGTAACTAGTTGACATAGACCCGCCTACTTCTATTGTTTCCCCATTATTTGGAATATCAAAAGTATGTGAACCTATGCTATACCAACTACCAGGTGCTATAGTTCCGCTGTTTAAATACTTATATTCATCATAACTTTCTTCTCCTGCTCTATAACTTACTGATAAATTACCTTCAAAATAGGAAGATGATTGCCAAGTTGTTCTTCCTAAAAAGTTTTCTATTGTTATACTTGAAGTTTCATTTTCTTCATTAACACTATTTTCTGTAACTATTGTTTTAAAAGTCCATTTATCGCTAGAAGATGTTTCTCCTATTATTTCAATTGTTTGTAATGCCATTTTTAATCCTCATATAACAAAAATACTTCGCCATCATTTGCTATTGTCGGAAGCGATGTTCCTGACATTATTTTTGGTTGTGTTGTTCCACCTATCGATAAACTTTTTGTATTTATATCTTTTGCTGTAAATATATTAGTTGTTATTTGGTTCATACCAATAGAAGTATGAATGTTATTTGTATTCCCTTCAAAAACTATGATATTATTAGCATCTTCTGTATTTATTGTTATTGTTCCTTGTGTACTTTCCACCCCATCACGTTTTCTTCTAGCTCTAACATAGTCTGTCAAATTTATTTCACCATCTTTGTTAAGGTCTAATTTTTCATAATCTTCTTCTGTTGGTGTTATTTCCTCTGATAGAATAGATATTATTCTATTACAATCATTTGTTGTATATGTATATTTATCTTTTATATTTGCATATAATTTTTTTTCTCCGATAGTATAGCCTCCTATTTCGCCAGAAGTAGATGTTATTTTTCCTTCCTTTGTTACTGAAAAGTTTTCTGATTCAATTACTATTTCGTCGGATGTTAGATTTATTTTTTTCCCTTTTAAGTCTATTTTATCGGCTTTAATCTGCAATGTAGAACCATCTTCAAATTTTTCAGTTGACATATTAATACTCGCGATTATTTCATCACCATTAACTTTTTTAGATAATTCTAAATCGATTTTTTCTTGTTGTAAATCAAATTTCGCATTCATTTCATTCGTAAGAATAACCTGTGAATTATTAATTTGATTTTCAACATAGTTTGATAAAGTTGTATCTCTTACATATTCAATATTTATTATTGGTTCTAATTTATCTGTTGTTGATATATGGTTAGTTCCTTTAAATGTACTTGGCATTTCTAAATTTCCAACTTCTTCTAAAATTGGCTCTGCTAATTCATATAGTACTTCAACATTATTTTCTGATAGCCATGTTTTAAAATCAGCAGTTGTTGTAATATTAGCATTAGGATAAGCAAAAAATCGATTATCATTAATAAAACAAGCTCCGATTTTATTACCACTACTTAAATGATGAAAATAATTAGACAATGCTATTGTTCTACTTGTTGAAGTTATTGCATCAGCAATAGAAGTATAAAATCTTGTAAAACCTCCGCTTGTTCCATTACTCCAATCTTCACTACCATCTAAAACAGCTCTACCAATACGTCTATTAACATATAATTTACCATTTTGAATATATAATCTATCTTTTGTACCGTCAGATAAACTCCTCAATGGTTCATTTAATGATAAGACTGATATGTTTTTCACATATGACTCATATATGAAATTATCAGCAGTTATTGTAGTGTCTTCTAATACCGATATTCTAAACGTAATACTTCCTTTTTGTCCTGCGTCAAATTGAACAAAACTTCTCAAACCATAAGTGATATCAGTAAAATCGTCTCTTGAAGTAGAAAATAATTGGAATATCGATTCGTTTGATAAATTCTTTAACCCATACCACTTGCTATCATTAAATTGACCGAATTTGTTTCCATTTTTATCTGTGTAACAACTAATGACATTAAACCAACCTTCGCCACTTACTTCTTTGACTTCTACTATTATGTTGTATTTTGTTAAAGTTTTAAGCTGTAGATTATTTGTAAAGTAGTTTACATATTTTATAGCTGTTCCTTCAGTATTATCATACGTTATCGTTGTCCAACCGTTTTCATCAGTAGTTGCGCCATCGCTAATAGAAGCTATATCTTCATAATTATATAAGTTTTCACCTCTGTGGATTACTTCAACTCCATACTTATTACAAGGAATGTAAGAACGTGAAACCTTTCCTTTCACCAACATGATACCTAAGTTTTGAATATCGACAGTATATCCGTTAAGAACTCTTAAAACAAATCTTATTCTTGTTACATTTGTTAAATCTATTTTACTAGTTATCTGTTGTCTATTGGAATTCAAATACCATCCTAGTAAATGTTTCAACCACGATGTGTCATCGAAAGCTTCACACATTATTTCCAAACCATCAGGTAATGGTTGATTTACTGAAAAAGTATAAGTTTCTCCGTCTATTAGTTTAGTATCAGATATATCTACATAAAGTAAATTATTAACATATTCATAAATGGTTGATTGTCCTGTACCTTTAATATCAAACATGCCATTTTCTTTTTTAGTATAAGTTATACCGTCTACCACAAGACTATCTGGCGTTTGATATAGATTCTCATATCCGACACTTTCTATCTCACTTGGATAATCAGGACTAGGACTTACTCCATATTTTTCATATTCTTCATTTTCTGTTGAAAATATTAACATTGGTTTTACCATAGTAAAGGACGAACTTTCAACAGTTGTTGAGCTATTGTTTGTCATCATTCTTATTCGCGCCATTGTAATATTACTTACATCATCAGGGATTGTATACCAAGTAGTTGTACCAGCTGAATTAAACAAGTCTTGATATGTATTACTTCCATTAATAGTTAAAACAATCTGAGCAAGAGTACTTACACTAGAAGTAAAATTACTTACATCATAACTTTCACAACAAAATTTTAATGTTTTACCTGGATTATTTTTAATAACGTTTAATATGTTAAAACTAACATTACTATAAGTGATACTTTCTGTTTGCGTTACTGTTAGGATATCATCAACAAAAGTAGAAGTAGCGTTGTATGTCGCAACAGGATTTCCAAAATCAACTAAATTCTTACCACTTCTAGTTTCTTGTTTGCTCTTTCCTTCTATTTCTAAATTAATTAATGGATTATTTGAACCATCTTTTATATAGATATCTGAACCGGATATTATAGAAGTCGGAATTATCTCTTTATCTATACTTTCTATACTTGCTTTTATCTGTTCATCACTTTGTTCTAATGTACTAACTTTTGTTTTAATAGTTCCGATTTCTTCATTATTACTATTTGCTTTATTTAATGCCTCCTGCGCTATTGCTTGTACTGCTGATAATTCGTTGTCGGTTAGTTCTATCCATTGCCATACACCATCTATTTTATCGAATCTGTATGACTTACCTTGTTTCATTTCCCCTTCAATATCTTGAACTACTGTATAAATGTCTGCTTGGTGGTTTATTTTATCTTTTTCTGTTGTCCATTCGTTTGTTGGATAGTTATTTAATGTTGGTATTTCTGCACCATTCCAAAATTGAATTGCACCATCTATTTGCTTTTGTAAGTTATCTATACTTTGGATATATTCATTATCTTTGAATTCTTCAAAATCTGCACTAACTCCTTGTATATCTTTGTTTAAAGTATCTACTTTACTAGATAAGTTAGATAGATTTGAATTTGTTGTACTTAAATTTGTTTCTACTGATGACACCTTTGTTGAAATATTACTTGTTGTCATTTCTAAACTTGCTACTTTTTCTTTATTACTATTTACATCTGTTGCTATTGCTTCTATTTTTTTATTTTGTTTATTTACTAATATATATGCTTGATTTATTCTTCTATCAGTTTTATCTGCTTTTGTGTAATCGGTTGTTGTTTCTTCAGGCATTTCAGTAAATATTTTTTCAACAATACCTTGTGTAATTTCAGGCTCATCATTTAATAAAACACATGTATATATCTTATCTTCGATTTGAATTTTGTATTTGTCACAAATTTCATAATATAAAACTCCTGTACTTGTATAATCGTTGATATGATATTCTAATCCATTTAATTTATCTAAAATATCAGGTAAATAATCACTTCTATTATTGTCATTCATAATTTGATTATCTATGATTTTAAGTTCACATAACCCATTATTAGCAACGCTTTCTTCATCTCTCAAATACACGTTATCACTTTCTGCACTTCTACTTAAAACTATTGAATTTATGGGCCCATATTTTTCTCCAAATTTGACATTAACATCTTTTAAATATTCCGCATCTATTGCATCGTTAGTTTCTGTTACATACCTTACTTCAACCTGTTCACTTGAATTTAAGCAAATTGTACTTGCTGTAACAGCAGATAATTCATCAAATATATCTCTATATGTATAATCTAAATTTGCATATAAATCAGTTTCAATTATCTTATTGTAATTAGGAAACTCATCGTTGAAATTTTTAAATATCAAGTTACAATCTAAACATAAATTTGTAATATATTCCCTTATTGTCATTGGGAATTTTCCATTTTGAAGACTTGTGTATTTTTTCATTGTAAAAAGCATACCATCATAACAAGTATGCTTATATGTTTTTGTATCTTCATTAAATTCACTTGAATATACAATATATACTCCATAATCTAAGTATTCATATTCACCATTTACTTTTAACCCAAATTCATATTTTATTAAGGTATTATTAGGAACTTGAACAGAACTTTCAAATTGTAGTTCTTTCATAGCGGAATTTAACAAACTACCATTAATTATCGGATATATACTATATAGTTCTTCAGATGTTAAAATATTGTTACCATAAGTAATTCTGCTGTTGATTTCTCTACCCATTTTTTTTATTTGTTCTTTAAAACTTTGTGTATGTTTCCTCATATTACACCCTCTTACTTTTTGCTATAAATGAGCAACTAAAACCTTGATTTTGACTTATGCTTCTATTAACTAATTCCCAATCTCCTGTGTAAGTAGGAATTATGATGTTTGCTTTTTTTACTGGATCATAATATGTAACTTCTTGACTAGGACTATCTAGAATAGGCGCTATTTGTTCTAATTCTAATTGTGATAATTTTCTAAATTGAACTATTATTTTAGGGAATATTCCAATCAATGTTCCACTTTGTGTTCCTGCAAGATTTCTCCCACTATCACTACTCCATAGTTTGTTATAACTATATTTTGCTTCCAAAATAAAAGGACCTAAATTAAGTCCATTTACTATTAAACTATCTTTATCTATAAACATTTATATCACCTACCTATTTGTTGCAAAATTACTTTCGTTTTGTACTTTTTTTAATTCTCTAGATATTGTTCTGCCATTCATTTGATTAATTAGAGTTGCGTTTATTGTTATATACCTTCCTATTGCACTACCTAGTTCTTCCATTGCTTGAGAATCAGTTAATGGTATTACACCTTCTTTAGAAACTTCTCCCGCAATAGCTCCACCAACTGGAACACCATGTCCTGGCATATTTACTATTCCACCTTTGGCTAAATAAGGTATCTTTGGAATTGATAATTTTGTTTTTAAATTCCATTTTTTACCTAATAAACTTCCAACAGAATCTGCAATATTTAAAACGCCACCCCAAACTGTATTAATTGCACTAATTACTGTATTTAAAATCGTTATAAAAGCATTTGCGATACCTTTTCCTATACTTATAAATCCATTTTTAAATTGTCCTTGAAATAACATTAAGATTCCATCAAAAATTTGTTTTACTGAATTGGATAGACCGCCAAATAATACTGCAACAGTATCTAATGCACCTTTTATCAAAATTAAAGCTGTCGATATAACAAATTCGCCTTTTGATGACAAATTATCTATTCCTCGACCTAACAAATTTGAAAGTTTTGTTGCTCCATTTTCTACAAAATCAAAAAAGAATGTAATTATATTTCCAATAGATCCAACAGTTTCTATTAATAATCCCTGAACAAATCCTAAAGCAGTTAATAAAAGACCGCCAATCATTTGTATTAATCCTAAGAAAGTATCATACAAACCTTTACACATCATATCCCAACCTATTTTCATAATTTCTGTATTACCAGAAAAAACTCCAACAAGTGTTATTATTAAACCAAAAATCATCTCAAAAACACCTTTTAATGTATAATAAAAGCCAGTTCCAGTTAAACCAAGTCCTTCAAAAAATGAACTCCATATACCTTCGGCATTTTGTGTTAAATCGCTTAAATCTTCTGTCCAAAATTTGTCAATTTTTTCCCAAAAACTTTTAATTTCTTCTGTTTTTTCTGTATTAAATATATCTTCAAAATCAAAACTCGGAGTGCCATAACTACCAAGCGTTCCAGTACTACCATCCTCATTTAAAACGTTCATTTCATCAAAACCAGCCAATGTTTTTTTTAGGTCGCTAGCAGATTTATTCATTTTCTTAAAATCTTTAACTGATGCTTTTGCAAATAAATCTATCCCAAACCATGCTTTTGCTATATAACTTATATAACTTAATAATTTATATACAAGTTTAATCAACCCCTCTACCAATGGCTGTAGCGTACTTGCTAAAACAAAATTAATATACTCTAAATCAGTAGCAATTTGATTATTATATCTTGATAATGTAGACGCAGATTGTCTTACAAACATATATGCACTTCTTACACCAAAAACTGCCAATGCCCATTTACTAATTTTCTTTATTGTTTTAGAAGTAGAATCACCAATACTATCTATTGATTTTTGAACATCATTTAAGTTTGCTTTTTCTAAATTTTGTTGAGCTTTATTCAAATCTATTAATTTATTTTTTAATTTTTCAGCCTTTTTCTCATAATCTCTTATTGTCGATGAGTCAAGATTTAATTTTTTTTTGTTATCTAGTTCAAATTCTATTTGTTCTAATTCGAATTTAACAGACTCTATTTGCTTATCAAATTCTTTAGTTTCTAATTTAGTTCCTATTCTAAGCCAACCATCCATAAAATCACTCCCTTCTATCAATTCCAGTCATTTTATAGAAATATTCTATATTTGTTTTTTGTTGTTCTGTAAGAATAACATTTGCATTATTTTTCTTTTTCAATGCAACTTGTTCTTTTGCCTTTTTGATTTTTATTAATTCTTTTGTATCTTTTATATCTTTAGTATCATAATTTCTTAAATTTCTAATTCTATTTAATACACAACAATTTCCCATTTCGCTATTAGACAAACCATTTATAAGATTATAAAATTTCCACCAGTGCATTTCCATGTTTGTCAAGTCAATATTATAATCACTCATAAAACTGGCTTCTATATAATCCATATCTTGTGTAAAATCCATATCAGGTTCTTCATTTGTTGTATTGTCTACTTCTTTACCACAAGAAAGATATTTTGTTCCCAATTCCAATAACTTTTCATAATGATTTGAATTGTTTATGCCATCATCACCAAATAATTTATAAATAATTGCTAATGCACGTTCATAGTCTCCTATTTCTTCATTTGTTGCTATATCTTGACACTCTATTGCTATTCTAAAATCAGTATTTATCTTATATTTTTTATCTTCTATTTTCACATATTCAGGATATTTATTCATGTTTACCTTTAATTGTATCTTTTATATCGTCTAAAAGTTCTAAAGTATCATTATACGATTTTTTACCATATTTGTTTTTTATTTTATTAGCAATGTCATCTGCTTTTAATTTTAATTTTGGTAAAATCGGTTCTAACATTTCGTTTATATCTTCATACATAGAATAATATGGATTTCTTCCATTTAATAACTTTCTAGTTCCGTTTTGTCCTAAAAATAAATCTAATGCTTCCATTTCCCTCTTATAGAACTCTTTTAATGCTTTCAATTTTTCTTCTTCTTTCCACGATAAAATAAACTTTCCTTTTTTATCTTCTTTCTTATCAATTATTAAAAATTGATTTCTTAAAAAATCTAAATTCTTTCTATGTTTTGCCTCACATTCATTAATTCTTAACGGTAATTCTATATCTTCTAAATCAAATTCTAGATATTCTCCTGTGTCTAATCCGTTCATATCTTGTATACCTATTCTTAATATATTATCTTTCTTTAATTGAATAAAATCTGCCATAGTTTTAATTCCTCTCTTTCTTATAATAAAAAATAGGCTAGAGTCTTTAAACCCTAGCCTGTACTATTAAGCATCAGGTGTAAATTTTGGTACACTATCAGCAATAGTTACTGTTCCAACTGTTGGGTCACCATTATAATAAATTGAATATTCAATTACTGGTGATTCTCCTGTTGCATAACTTGTTACTGCTATCATACAGTTATATTTAGTTGCTTTATAGCTTATAGATGGTGCTTCCCCTGTACTATCATATAAATCTATATCAAGTATTTGAGTTTCTACCGCACTACCAACACCTGCTGTTCTTCTTAAATTGTTTACAAAGTCATAAACCGGGTCTCCAAAATAACATTTTTGAGAAACATTGCCTTGAATTTGATAACTTTCTAATGAACTTGTTGCATTTTTATGAATTACCCATTTTTCTGTTTCTACTTGTGGATTAAATGATTGACCATAATCTGTAATACCAACACCAACAATTGACCAAGTTTCACTTGTTTCTGATGGAGTAGTATTTAAATAAGTAGCAATTTGATCTCTAGTGACTTTTTTATATCCCATTTAGATTTCCTCCTTCTTTTTTTTCTTTAATTTAAAATTATTAGAAATTTCTATTAATTCTTCTTTTGTCAGAGGCTCAATAAAGCCATTTTCATTTAATCTGCATATTAATAGCATATCTTCTTTAGTAGGTTTAAATTTATCTCCTATTACATATTTTTTGCCTTTAATATTACATTCTTTTTTTATATTTATAGTCTTCATCTCGACCTCCAATAATTCATTACACAACTAATACGATAAATTGCTTCATCTGCATTTGTTGCAAATAAATATCCATTAGTAATTGCACTAATGGATTCTATCTCTATCCCCTCAATTTGTGGAAATATTTTATTTTTATTATTATTTTTTAACCATTCTCTAAAATCTTCAAAGAATTTCGAGTTATCTATGTTATTTGCTATTTCTTCATTCCAATATAATTTTGCATCAAAAGAAAACTGAAATTGGCATTCTTCATTACCTAATATATCTTTGCTAATCAGTGGATTATATCCTACCCCTTCATTAACTGAATAGGTATTTACTTTATCTGCTAAATAATCAACATTTATTTCAGCGAATTCTTTTAGATAAGGACAATTTAGTATGTATTCTCTAACTTTTTCTATCATTTTCTTACTCCCTTCTTTGCTTCTTTTAAAATATCATCAAAATGCTCTGTTAAAGTTCTTTCAACAAAGTGTGCTCCTCTATTTGGACCACCATGATAATTTAATTTTCTTGAACTAGGGATTTTCTTTGTGTTGGGTCTGCTCCAAAATCTGCCACTTATAGGGTCATGGAATGCTCCTTTCCCTGTTTTAGGGTCAACATATAATATTCCTTTGTTCATATAATGAGCATAAGGAGTTTCTACTGTCACTAATCCTGAATTAGGACTTCTTGTATTAGCCATCATTACCCCACTATCTTGTGGCATTAATAGTCTTAAATAATGGATTGTTGAGATATCAATTATCTTCTGAACTTTACCATCGGTATTGATACCTAATTCTTCCATTAATTGACCTTTTTGTTTGATATTGAATGATGCATCAACTCTTATTTGCATTATTCTCCACTCACTTCAAAATGGTGCATAATCAAAGAACCATAATCTTTTATAGAAACATTAGTTATTTTCTTACATTCGTAATTATCTTTAAGGTTGGTAATAGTTGTTACACTATCAACTAACCCCTTAACTAAATAATCATCATTTTTAAGTGTCCATCCCTTTCCACTTTCTTGAAATACTTTAGGGCTTACATATCCACTCTCGCTCATTAAAATTCTGACAATTAATCCATCACTTTTAATAAGTTGAGTATCAGATATAGTTATCCCCTTATTAGAACTCCAAAATCCTTTTATATGGCTTAATTTATATTCATTTTGTTTAGTTTCTCGATTATACCATTTATTTACAATAGTAATATCTTTATCGAACATCTATAACTCCTGAATATAATAAGCCAGTAAATAACAATGACTTTTCTACTTCTTCATCTATCTTTTGACTAGTACTACCATAATCGGCTTTTAAATCAGCGAGAGACACAGCAGATAAGTTTCTACTGTAATCCCCCACCTTTTCGCTTGTTACGATTTGATTAGTTCCATTCAAGATATTTTCTATTCTTTGTTTTTTTAGAGATTGATTGTATAAGATTTCTGCTACTCTGCAAGTAGTTTTTTTGACTATCTCTTCAAACTTTGTTTTTTCAACAGATCGGTTGAAAAGTCTTAGTCTAATTTCATTATTTGCTAGAGTAACATACTTTTCTATTTCTTCTAGAGGGATTAACTCCCCATAAAAGGTATCATAGTAATAATTATCATCTATATAATTATTCATTCTATCCCTCCTTATTTATCGCTAATTAAACAGTTTTAGTGATTACAGCAACTTTATCTTTATTAGATACTCTGAAACCTGAATTGATTTCGTTTTGTGCTAAAACACCAGTAAATCTTTCTGAATCTTTTAATCTCATCATACTTAAGTTATCAGCAATTTTTAATGCAGTATGGTCATATACTACTAATTCAACATTGTCTAGATTTACTTCTTTTGCAGTTTCATCACTATCAAATCCAAAGTATTTTGCAACACCTTCAAGTGCATCAACTTCAAACCAAGTCATACCTAGGTAATTACCAACTTGTCCTGTAGTAATTATTCTATCGTTAGTTGATGGAGTATATTTTGTTCCTGCTTCTTCTAACATACTTGCAAACGCATCTACAGAAGCGAAAACAACGTCTGGTTTTGCATGTTTTTTACGAAGTGTTTTACGAGCTTCAATTGCTTTTCCGCTTATTGTTTCAGCAGTAGAGTTAGTAGCAGTTCCTTCATTTACTAAACATGCTAATGCAGATGCTTGTTTGTCATCTCTGTTTTCTTGTACCGCTAATGATAAATTAACTTCAGCTTTGTTATAAGAACAAGAATTTGCAGTCACTTGATAAATCTTTTTAGATTTTCTATATGCATTATTTAATCTAACATCAATTAAAGCATTTCCTGTATTTTCATCATTAAAGTCTCCTGCCGGGCTTTCTGGATCACTTCTATCTCCTTTATTTTCTTTATAGAAATGAACTAAACCTGACTTTACATCTCCTTCAAAATTATCATCATATGTAATTCCTGGAATTATTACTGTATCAGCAAATAAGTTTGGTTCTAATATTGATGAATATTGTTCATCTACAAAATCGTTACCATATTTCATATTTTAATCATCCTCTCTTCTTTTTATTTTTTATAATATGGATTGTTTGCATATTTTTTGTCTAAATACGCTTTTTCTTCGCTAACTTTTGGATTAGCTTGATTTTGTGAAAAGCCTGTTGTAACAGGTTTCTTTTCCTCTTGTTGAAACAGATATTGAGGATTATCTTTTAAGTAACTTGTAAGATTATCCACAAATTCTCCTTCCATTTGAGAAACTTCACTCATAACAAATTTTTGAAATTTAGAATCAACTCCAGCATTTGCAACTACTGATTTGTTTTCTGCTTCCAACAATCTTGCTTTTAAAGTTTCGTTTTCTTTTAATATTTCACTTTGCTTTTCAGCTTCAGTCTTTTGACTTTCTTTCCACTCATTGAACGCTTTCAATTCTTCTTTACTAGGCATTCCTTTTGTTTTTCTTGCCACTTCATCTTTAAGAGCCTTTGTAAATTCACTTTGTGTAAAAGTCTTTTCCACATTTTGTTCTGCTGTTTGTGATTCAGTATTTTCAGTAGTAGTGTTTTCTACTGCTACATTTTGAACATCTTTTTCGTTCATGATTTTCTCCCTTCTTTTAAGTCTTTAAGTTGGACTTATTCCATTCTTTAATGTCTTTATGTTGGACATAATAAAAGAACATAAAAATATGTTCTTTGTGCCATTTATAAGCACTGCACCAACTATATTTCGTTTCTGTCAATCACCCATATAATCAGCGCACTACCTATAAAGTATTGTATAAATAAAAACACTCTTTATCGAGTGTTTTTATGATATTCTTCCATATCTTTATCAAATTGTTCTTTTTCTTCTTTTGTGAGTTCGTAGTCATCTTTGGCATTCCATAATTTATCAACTAATTTTGTAAGCGGACTATTAGGATCGATATCTACTTCATCACTCCAAAATTGTGTTTCTAATGAATTACCATTTTTTAACTTATCATTCATATTATTCTATTTCCTCCAAACTAATATATATTTTACCATTTTTCTTTTTTAAATCAATATATTTGAATTTAGTTTGTCTTTCAAATAATATTTCTCCTCCACCTTCAGCATTTAAACTAGATATATTTCTCCCATTTATTGATTTAATGCTAAATTGTAATTTCATGTTTTCATCATATATTTCTTTCGATGTAGATATATAAGAACCCCAACATCCTATTTTATCTTTATTATGGAATATTTTTAATATTTGATTTAATTGCTCTTGATTTTCAATGTTAACACTTCTATTAACATATCCTTGATATTTAGGCGCCTTAGTTAATGCACTATCTAAACTATCCCTAAATCTAATTTGTTCTTCGGGCAATTCTCTATTATTATATAATGGCTCATTAATTTTATATGAACCTGATGATATATATTCTTTTAAATCCCTTTTTTCTTGTTTGGTTAATTTTATATACCAATTAGGATTTTTTTCAGTAATGTATTCTCTCGTATAATCTCTTCTTAAATTGTTATCTTCTGTAAATTTATTTAGTCTTTGTTGCCACTCTTTTAATTTTAAATTACTTTCATTATACTTTTCTTTATCTTCTATTTCTTTAAACAATTCTTTTTTTCTTTTCCACTTTCTGATTCCTCTTTCAAGGTATCTTTGTTTTTGTGATAGATTATATTGTTTGGTTGCATCTTCTTTTGAGATTTGTTTTAATTCATCTCCTCTAGCATCCCCAAAATATGGTTCAAAGTAGTGAGCACAATTGATACCTGCTAGTCCTGTGATACTTCCGTAATCAGTAACAAGCACTAAATCTTCTTTCTTTATTATTGTACCTTGCCAATCAAAATGATCAGGTCTACATCTAATGTGTTCTGACAAATATAAATATTCACATTCTAATTCTTCAGCAACTTCCATATTTATATTATTAGATAATTGTCTAGTGGCTGTTAGTACTTCTCTTCTGATTGTGCTAGTAACATCATAACTTCTAATGCCAACTATATTACCATCCTTATCTTTAGTGGTGTATGTCAAAGTAGTTATTCCTTTATTTCCTAATTCATCAATAGAACTTCTAATTGCCTCTTGATAAGAATGTGTTCCCATACTTGTTTTTAAATACGCGTGCTCTACCACGTTTAAATAAGCATCTCTCGCACTTTGTTCTATCTTGCTAGACATTTCTATAAATCTATTGGAAAGTTCGTTATATGCAAAATTTATGATGTTTTTGATAGTGTAATTATCTTTCAATATTATAGGATTAACCTTTAGCACTTCATCTTCGAACAACTTATTTAACTTATCGAAGTTTACTGTCTCTGCTCCTATTTTTTCAAGAGCCTTTAATACCTCTTCATTTGTCTTACTTGAATATCTTGCAATATAGTCAACAACTTCACTATTGAATAATCCCATTTCATCTAATTTCTTTATTCTCCAGTAGTCGCTATTCATAAACTCTTCATTAATTGAAAAATGTCTTGCTAATTTTATTAACAAGTCCATTTCTATTTGAGAATACATCTCTGTTAGTGGCAATATTGCTTTTTCTATTTTATCTTCTAATCTTGCCATAGGTTATCACCCTATTCTACAAAACTAAATTCTTCACCATCTGTGATAGTTTGAGTTTTTATCTCTTTATTCATCTTTTTAGCAAATTTTAGTGCTTCTTTTTCTTTTAATTTATAAACATCTCTATAATACTGTGCTTTGCTTATTAGCTTATTGTTATATTCAGATTGTGCTTGTAATCGTGTCTTTTCCATGTCTTCAATGATAGTATCATCATAAAATACTGACACATTGAAATCTTCTTTTATTCCTATTAATTCTGCTATACCATAGATTAACTGAGTTATTGCTTTTGTAATTATATTTTCTTGTTTCTTTATCTTTCTATAAACATCACTATTAGAACTTAATATATTATCTGTATTAACATAAGCCTGTCCATCTTTAAATTTATAATAGTTATGTCCTAATCCTACTTTAGATGTATATAGATTTAATTGTCCTTGTATTGCTTGTGTTAATTGTTCTATTCTTAAATCAAAACTAGATTCTACTAATTTATCATTTTCTTTACCAGGATAAGCATAAAAAACAACATCATTTTCATCAAATGCCGGTACTGAGTCACCATTTTCTGTTATATTGAATTGTATCGCATTAGTAGGAACATACACTCTCTTTCTTCCCATTGCAATCTCGTTATCAAAACTATCGTATGCTCTATCCAATGCTATAATTGTATCTAACGCATTAGCATAACAACTAATTCCATAAGGACTATTTATATCTAAATTATTTACTTCTGGTGTAAATAACATAGAGAATTTAGGAACAAATGATTTTGTTTCTATTTTTTTTATATTTTCATCTAATTCTACTTCTGTATAATCGTTGCTATCTTTTTTCTGTAAATACTTTCTATTGTGTATTACATAGCCTTTTTTCCCTAGAATATGTGCATTAATGTAAAATTCTGTTCCATTTAATACTTTTCTTTTACTCCAAAACAACACATCTTGGACGCCGTCTTTATCTGCCTCTAATATCACTATATTAGTAGCATTAATGTAATTTATCTTTAATACTTTATCTTCTAAATATGATACATATGCACCGGTTCCCAATGCTTTTACTAATTGCATTAGTTTGTTTGAATTTGCTAGAAAATTATTTTGTTCTAGACATTCTTTTATCTTTTCTTGCACATCCTCTTTATCTATTGTTATATCTAACTTTTCATTAAAGAAGAAATCTGATAAATCTCCACAAGATTGACTTGCAATATTCAATGATTTATATGTTCTATTGCATAGCTTCTTACCATTGTATATTGTGTAATCATGTTGTTTAGTCTTTCCACCAAACCATTCTAACCAGTTATTAACTCTTTTCTCTTGTTCTTCATCTATTACATTATTTTCATATCCTAATTCTTTAAGAAAACTAGTTACTATCTTCTCCATCTTTTCACTCCTTTTCTAGTTAATCTGTACTAATACATTCATGTAAGGCTCTGTTGAATATTCTTGAGCATCTAGACTATCGATATCTTGTTTTCCATCATCTAGTCTTACATCATTTTTATCCTTTTCCCATATTGCTGTTCTGTATGCCATAATCAGATCGTTACAACATTCTAGGACAAAGTATTTGTTTGTACTAAACATCTTGCAATAGAACCTAATTCTATTTAGTATTGGTCCTTTTATTGCATTGTTTATTGGTATTCCTATATTTTTTTCTCTTAACGCTCTTTGAAATCCTGCAATTAATGTCTGTTCTGCACTATCACATCTAATATCAACAATGTTTATCGTTGGATATTCTTCTTTTAACTCTAAAATAAAACTAACAAATTGTTCTGTTAGTTCCTTGTCATCTATTCTTTTTGCTATTCTTTTATGTTTTATAGTCCCGAACTTTCTGAAGTTATGTGTATAACCTGTTGCATTGAAACTATGCGCTGATATATTTCCACCGAAGTCCACTCCTATTGTTATGAACTTTAGAGACCTTCTTAATTCATTTGTATAGTTACCATTTGTATCAACCACATTCCAATCTTGCATTTTAATAATATGGTAATCTTTGAATTCTTGGTAGATAAGTCCTTCTGCTACTACTCTACGACCCAGTATATCTCTTTGGTACCATATACTTGCCTCATCATATTGGCTTATTATTTCTTTTTTTCTTTCTTCTGTGATAGCATTGTTATCGTATATAGTAAAATGATTATAGTTATATCCTCCTACTAGTCCTTGCTTTTCCCATAGGTCTAGATAATCAGTATATATAGTATCTAATGGATTACCTGGGTTTAAATCCCAAAACCATTTAGGGTTTTTACTAGCTAATTGTCTAGCAAATGCTACTTTGATAAACGACTCTTTTGAATTGTCACAATCATAATGTTCATTTATTTCAGTTGCAATCCATAATCCGTATGAATTACCTAATATTTTCTTATAGCTATCTGCTTTACCACCACCGGCAAATATTACTATCTTCTCGCCAGTTTTAGTCTGTACATATAATGCTTCATTATCTTTGAATTTTCCCCATCTGCACCTACCTTTAAATAGATGTTCTAGGCCGAATCCATTACATTCACCTATATTTAATTTAGCATTTGGCAATGTACTTCCACTAGCTAAATGTATTTTATCAGGGGTATATTCTAGGTTAAGAGCAAACATTATACAATTATCTATTGTTTTACCTGCTCTTACTGCTCCTTCTGCTACATTTGCTTTGTTATCTTTACTTGCTAATATATAATCAATATGCTTTTGACTGAATGGTAGCCACTTAATTGTTTGCATTATTATTCTCCTTATTGAATCCTAACATTTCAGCAAGTGTTGTTAAATCTTCTATGTCATTTCTAGTTTTTTGTAACTCAGCCTGTCTTAACTTCATTTCTTTAGATTTTATTGCTTTATCAAATATTACACCATACACGGTTGCAATATCTTTAACATTTGTAAACATATCAGGATTTTCAAGTTTTTTTTCTAATGCTTCCAATGACAAATCAATTATCTTTTTCTGCTTGTCAGTTATTGTATCCATATACTCTAGTATGTCTTTAGTATTTTCTTCTTTTTTTTCTTCAACTTTTTTCAAAGTTTCACTATCTTTTTTTACTAAAGTTCTTACTGTCGTATCAGTAACATTGTTAAGTCTGGCAGTTTCAGAATAATTTTGATTTATAACATAATCTGCTAATATCTTTTTCTTTTGCTCATCAGTCAATTTTATTCTAGGCATAATAACCAGCTCACTAATTCTCTCTTATTATAAAATGTAATACACACATTATCTATTTTTGGAGTATCTACCAATCTATAATTGAAATTAAACACTCTTTTAATTTTGTTGTCCTTTGGTTTTTGAATTTCTATAAGTGATATTTCATATTTAGTACTTAAAGTTAATAGTTTCATTCTGATAACTTTATCTAAATTCATCTTATCACCTACTTTCTCTTCTTTCGTTTCTTCCTCTTATCTTTCTTTCTCTTTTCTTCTATTTCATCTTTGCAAAATTTATAATCACTACATGTCTTACATATAGGATTACGTTGGCATTTTTCCCAATTCATTCTATCAACCCTTTTTAATTCATAATAAAAGAGACTTTATAGTCTCTGAAAGGAGGTGATGTCTATGAGAACATCAACTTTACGATTTAGTAAGTACTGTACTAATGATATATAGACAGCAATACTACTATCCAACTTTTCATATCATCAGTACACTACCTACTAATGTAGATAGTTTTTTGAATTAACTTTGAAATACATGAGATTTTATATTTATCTCAGTTTACATTATAAACCTATTTTTTTCTCATTTTTTCTCATCTTTACTTTTTTTATAAATTTTTTCTTTTATTTCATCAATAAACCTATATGTTTGTGGCATACTGTAATTTATTAATTTATAAAATTCTCTTACTTTCTTATGTTCAAGCCACTTAAACACATATACTCTATCGTGAACTTCATTACTTTTTCTTAATTCTATTTCTTTTTTCTTTAATTCATATTCTAATACATCTTTATTATTTCTAGTTGAGTTTATTAATAAATCAATTTCTTCTATCTCTCTTGTATATCTATTGAATTTTTCATCAGGAGATAGATTAGTTAAATGATTTACTATTGGTTTTGCTTCTGTTCCATGCGGTGTTACAATGTATAGTAATTTTGATTTTTTATCTAACGCATCGTAATAATCACTTTCTGCATTTTTATATTTTTTTAATAAATTATGATACTCTATATACATTTATCATCCTTTCTTCAACCAATTTTGCCCTAATTTTTTTCAATTCTACTAATATATTCTTTAAAAGATATACGTGGTAAAAATCTGTATGCAATATCTTTATCTAAATCATTTTTATACCAACAAAATTCATAATCAAGTTTTATTAAGATTTCTTTTAATTCTGTATAACTAGCATTTTTAATATATTCTCTAAAGCCATCAATGTTTTTTATATTTAGATTAAATTCTTTGCATTTATCTAAACATTCTTCACATATTTCCTCTTTTGTCCTTGCTTCATAAGCATTGTAATCCATTTTTGAATCACAAATTGCACAACAATTATAATCTCCATGTGCCATTCTACTTACCTTCTTCCTTTAATTTATTTATTATCTTCTTTTGGTTTTTGATTAAATCATTAATTGCATTTTGTACTTTTCTTGGTTTATATTCTATTTCTTCAATATCTATAAACTCATCTTCTTCATCTAGTATTTCTACTTCGTCATCTAATAAAATAGTGTATGTTGTTAACCAAAAATGATTATAACCACGATTCCAATAATTGTACATTTGTGTTATATCTGAACTGCTTGTTCTTTCAAATATAGTTTCATCTATTTTTATCTTTTTTGGTGCTTTACCATCTTTAATTAATCCTAATAATTCATATATTGTTATTTTCATTATTCCTCCTTCATACGTTCCAGTTGCCTATCTATCTTTTGTTCCATAATCATATAAATATCACTTTCTTGTATTTCGTAATGTTCTACAAATTGATTCAGCATAACTAAACAATCTGCTATTTCTTCTGTTATATGTTTGATACATTTATAATCATTTTTTTCGTCACCATAGTTACTTGTTGCTCTTTCATAAATTATTGCTTCTTCTAATTCGAATGCTTCTTCATTAAATTTTCTTAACTGATGATTAACTCCGTATCTCTGTATTATTTGTAATAATTTTTCTTCCATTATTCACCTACCTTTTCTACTAGTCCATCTTTTATTAAGTCGTATAAAACATCTAAATCACTCGATAATATGATTTCTCCACAAGTTATAGTTTTATCTTCTCTAAACCAAAACGCTCTATTATAATGAATACTTTTAAATGTTTCGTTGTTTATATAAGTAATTCCATACTTCTCTAATTCTTTTAAATCTACATTATCTACTATCTTTAACATATCTACTCCTCATTGTTACCTTTTAATATTTCTAATAATTCTTCTACACCTGCTTCAAATACTTCGTTGCTATCGGTAGAATATAAATGTAATTCATCTTGTTCTATCATTTTAATAGCCTTATCATTACGATCCTTTACTTTCTGATATAGTAGTTTGTAATGGTTTAGTTTTTCGTTTTCTTGTTGTAATGTTTGAATAATGTTTGCTATGTCTTTATCTACATCATAGAATAATTTGTTATTGTCTATTTCTAACTGATAACTACCAAATAATTCGGTTATTTTATATTCTTTATTCATTATTCCACCCTTTCAAATTACTTTTAGCATTTCCTTTCTCGAATGAATATTTTATATTGTAACTTCTAGTACACCATTCTAAATTGTTTACATTATTATTTTTTCTATCGCAATCTATATGATTAATTTCTGGTAGATTGTTAGGATTTGGAATAAACATTTCCGCTACTAGTTTATGAACTCTTACATTTTTAGCTTTATTATTTTTCATTAAATAAACATACACGTAACCATTCTTTTTATTAGTACATAAACTTAATAATTTTTCTCTATTATAATATTTTGTTCCACTCCATCTCTGCAATGATTTTACTCTACCTAAATTACTAACTTCATATTTATCTTCATAGCCTTTAATCGGCTTCCATATTTCATTCATTCCAATGTAACTCCTCTATTTGTTTATTTATGGCTTTTAATTCTTCTAAAGTTCCATATTTAAAATGAGTATTACCTTGACAACTTTTTCTTGTAAGTCTAAACCTTCTGTTTTTCTTATCAAAATCTATCATTTCACCACCCATATATTTGTGTTCTTTATTAAAATAATCAGCATATCTTAAATATGGTTTACTATCTTCTATCAATTCATATCCTAACTCTTCAAACATCTCTTTAGCAGTCATTATTCCCTCCCTCTTCTAGTTCTTGCATTTTATTTAATATAAATTTAATCTTTAAACAATCGCCATAATCATAATATTCTTCTAACCACTTCTTTAACTCATTCCAGTTATGTTTTAATGTATATATTTCATCTTCATAATCTATATAATCTTCTACTAATCCAAGTTCTTTGGCATATTTTAAAGCAGTATTATATTCACAGGAAAAGCCACCATTATACCATTCATGTATTCTTTCATCAGGACAACCTAAATATTGAAATATCCAATCTTTTTTTGTGTACCAACTATTACAATCAATTTTTTCATCACTAATGGCATTAAAATCTATAATTGTATTTTTCCATTTCCAACATTTTATTACTTTCATTTATCCTCCTTTGGTAATTCAGGCATCATCTTTTTTTAATTCTGCCTTTTCTTTTTTACTTAATTCTTTTGCTCTTTGTTCTTCATCATATTTTTCTATTAAATCTCTTGCACACATTCCTACAAATGCAAATATTAATAAACAACCCATTAATAATATTACTGCGATAACCTCAACCCACTTAGCCATTAAAAATTCTATCATTTCATTAACTCCTTCTTTTTGCGCAACAATTATGTATTGCACTTCTTTCTTCTTTTAAACCATTTAATAATATTTCTAATTCATAAACTGCAGTTTTACTAACACCAGATTCTTTTAATTTTTCTATTCTTTGCACTAAATAAGCTTCTGTAGTTTCTAATATTCTTTCTCTCTTTTGTACTTCTTTTATCAGGATTTTTATTTCACCAGCAAATCTATTTCTTTCTCTTCTTGTTTTTTCCATTTCTTTTTCGTATGGTTTCATTTCTTTTATTGATTCTTTCTCTAATAAATCATCTGGCATTTTTTTGCCACTCCTTTATTAATCTTTCTATTTCTAAATCTTCTTTTGTTTTTATTCCTAGGTTCTTTGCTTCTTGGACTACTCCATTTAGTAATACATTCATTTCATAAGTGTCATACTCGCTACTACCTACATAACATTTATACCAGTCTGCATCTTTACCATTTAATCGGCTACTACATTCAAATTCATAATATTTAGTTATTCTACTAGGCATTTCTCCTTTAGGTACTGGTATCAACATAGATTGACCATAATCTTTTAACATTTGTAGATATACTTCGTTCTTTGATAAGTTTACTTTATTTCCTATTTGTGTACATAGTTCCCACAAATAAGAATTTGCATTATTACTTCTTTTATTTCTATGTTTTATTATTTTCACATCATATAAAGTATCCTTATCTAACCTAAATATTAGTGGTAATATTTTATCTATTTTACAAGTGTCTTCTATCATTTTTCTTCCTCAAATGTTGGTATTAAGCATTTAGCTAACTCTGCTTGTCCACATTTTTTTAAATATTCTTTCATTATTTCAAATTGTTTTTCATTACATTCCATTGTTCCATCAGTAAGTTTATAAATAATATTTGCTATTAAACTTCTAGGGTCATCATAGAATAGTAATCTCATATCAGTTAAATGACTTTCTATATCATTAGTAATATTATTCCAATATGCTCTTTTATGGTTTTCTATCTTTTCTTTTTCTAATTCAGATTCATTTCTATTACATCTAAAACTCCTACATATTTTTGGTCTGACTTCATAAATTTTACATTTCCTATTATTTCTATCATAAAAGCAACATTGTAGATTTATATTTTCGCCATTTTGGAAATATTCAGGTTCAATATTATTCTCTTTAATATACCCTCTAATTCTTTTTTCTTCTTTTCTAGTAATAGGAATTAAAACACTACAACAATTACCACATTTACTGCAATTTCCACAACTATCACAATAATTTATCATTTTTTCATAACCTCATACATCATAGAATTTAATTTTTCTCTTACTGCTTTTATATCATTTATTTCAGCCACACTTTTTATTGTTTTACTTCTTAGTAATTTATTTAAATATTTCACTGCTTTATCTAATGCAATATAATATTCTGTCATTTTATAGAACCTCCCACTTATAGCAGTCATTTTCAAATATATTATTTTTTATTTTTGCAGATAAATAACCTTTATTTTGTTTTATCAAATTACTTCCTTCGTTTAAACTAGAGGGATAAATTATAGTCCCAGTTATTTTATTTTCAATTTTAACTTTTATTTGACTATGTTGTAATCCAATTTTAAATGCATGTTGTATATTTTCTTTTAATGAAATTATTTCAAGATTACTTAAATTATTATTTAATCTATTTCCATCAATATGATTAACTGTCAAATCAGTATTGTTCATATCCTTTTCAAAAAATGTAAAAGCAACTAATCTATATGTTAAATAAGTTTTATGTTTACCATCTTTCCATAATTCAACTCTAGAACAACCATTTTTTGTGATTTTGGGTTTTAAAATCTTTTCTCTCTTGTACTTTTTGTTCCAAACATTATTTTGAAATAATAAACTTTTTATTCTGCCTAAATTACTGGCTTGATAATATCCCTCATAACCTTTTATATCTTTCCAAATTTCATTCATAAATACTCTCCGTTTTAAAATGGAAGTTCCATACTAAGATCTCTATCAGTTTCATCAAATGCTGGCATACTATCTATTTCTTCTGCTTTAAATGATGTTTGATTATTATTACTAATTGGTGGTTCTTCTAAATTTTGGAAATTAGAATCATCTCTTTTTGTTTGCAAAAATCCTACTCTACTTGCCACTACTTCTGTTACATAAACTTTCTTACCATCTTTACCATCATAATTTCTAGTTTGAAGCCTTCCTTCAATTTCAACCAAATCTCCCTTATGACAATATTTATTTACATTTTCAGCTTGTTTATCCCAAACTACTATTGTAGGAAAATCAGCTTCCCTTTCTCCATCTTGATTTGTATAATTTCTATTAATTGCAATAGTAAATTGTGCTACTGCTCTATTACTTGTTTGTGAATATCTCAATTCCGGCTCTTTAACAAGACGCCCTACTAAATCTACTCTATTCATAATTTCTTACCTAACCTTTCTTTAAATTCTGTTTTCTCATTGATATAAACATATTTTTTACACCAACTACATATTTTTTTATTTCTATGTTCAAAAGGATAAAAAGCTAATGAATGTCCACATTTACAATAAACTCTATATTTTGTTCTTAATTCAATTAATTTTTCATCATCTTTTTTTAACATGTTATATCAGCCCTAGTGTTTTATCCTCATAAAATATATCTGCCATATAGGCATCATAATCTTCATCATCTTGTTTTTCCATTAGTCTATCTATTTCCATTAATAAATCATCAATTATATTTCTTACGTTTTCACTAGATACAAATTCTTCATGTTGAATTTCATAATCTGTTAAGGTTATTTTTTCTATTCTCTTTATTTTTTCTTTTTCTAATTTTAAAAACATATTTATTCTCCTAAATTAATTCCCATTTCTAAGTATGAATCAATTATTTCATTTCTTAACAAATCATCAGTTCCTGCTCTTTCTAAAGCAATTTTTCCAAATTTATACCAGCTTGATTGATATACTACTTCTTGATTTTTTTCTACAACTTCTTTTATTTTTGAATTTTCGTTGTATAAAATATGCCAACTATTGTTTTCCATATTTAATGTTTTTAATTTACTTTCAAGTTTTTGTAATTGGTGAGTTGTCATTTCTTCTAGAGTAGTCCATAATTCTTTTTCCACCATTTCTGCTAGACTTGCTTTAACCACTCCCATTTTTCTCATCAAGTCACCTACAGTTACTTTTATTACATATTTTGCTTCTTCATCACGAATATATATATTTTCATAAATTTCAAATTGTTTAGTTGTTTCTTTACTTCTCTCAATATCTTCAGCACTAGCTATTGAACTATCTACTCCAAATCCTGCAAATCCTAACGCTCTTCCTACTGATGATGTTTCGCAATTTTCTATCATTGATGTTTGATTAATCTTATTATTTCCTTTGTTGTTTTCACTAGCTGTACCAGTTGCTAGAATTCTATCTTGCTCATCTTTTACAATTGTTTTCATTCTCACGGAATCTTCTTTAACTTCTTCTATTTCAGTAATTATTTGACCTGTAGGATAAACTTTTCTAAACGCTTTAATTCTTTCATTAACTTGTGCATATCCCTTTGTTCCTATTTTTGTTTTTTCAATTTCATCATTTGCTTTTTCTATTTGTTGATAACTTACTTTTATTTCTTCCATTTTTTCCTCCTATGTTTACATAAACTCTTTTAACATTTCTTCTATTTTCTTTTTATCTTCAGCGGATGCTTCTTTTTTCTCAATTGTTTTATCCATCCACTCTGGTTCGTTTTCAACATTCTTCTTGCCCCTCAATTCATTTTTGCATTCTTCTATTGTCTTAAATCCTTTTGACTTCCATGCCTGTAAAATTCCCTCTAAATAGCTAAAAGTTCGCACATTATTATCACAACACTTTTTTATTGCAAATTTAATTATTTCAGTATTGCCTCCAAAATCTTTTAACCATTCTTCTAAACTTTGCATTTGAATTGGTGGAATGCAGTAGCCGAAATTAGAAGTGAAAAAGTCATATATATCTACTTCAACTTCATTATCACTATCATATTCATCTTCATTATCATATTCATCTTCATATTCATTATCGGCTTTTTTAGGTTTTTTAGGTTTTTCGTTAGGTTTTGAATTAGGTTTTTCTCTTTTTGGTCTTCCACCTTTAGCCCCATTAATTGCAGAGGTTTCACATCTTTTGTCATATTTTTCTCTATTTCTATTTAGGTCTTCTTTTATAAATGCAAATGCCATTTTTAATAAACCTGTAAATTTAGGTTCTGTTCCATGTTTTTCATATCTAAAAATGGCTCTCATTAGAATACCTAACTCTTCATCAGTTAAGTCTTCTAATTGTTCTTCATAATCTACATTCATTAAAAAACTCTTCTTTTCCATTCTGCCCCTCCTATATGTAACCAACCAAAACCATTGACTTTTATTACTTTATTTGCTATAATTATGTATGTAAAAAGTTAACACGAACTTTTTATTTTTTTATAGAAGAATAGTAATTGAAATTCACATTTCCCATAGAATCGCTGTTACTATTCTTTTTATTATTTTCTGATAACATTAAACATCCTACAATTATTATTAAATAAAATATTATTACCCCTTTATTTCTTTTTATAAATTTCATAAGCTTGTCCTCCTCAATGAGAGCTATTTTCTCTCATAAATTATTTTTACATTGTATTTTCTTCCAATAATTTCATATAATTTTTCTATTAATATTCTTGCATGTTCTTGAGTAAAATTTTCCATCTTTTACCTCCTAATATAATTTATGCTTTTAGTTGTTCGGCCTTTCTTTCAGACACTTAATGGGAACTAGAAACATTAATTTGACATTTGGAAGATAAGAATAAAATGTCAAATAACTGAAATGATGGTATTTTTATTCCTAGCCCTCATTAAGTGTCTGAATTTTTATGTAAAATTTGTGTAAAATATTTGATTTTCTAATAATTACCATTTATAATAGTATTTGTATCTTGTAAAAGGTATAGAAAGGTTGTGGTCTTTATCGGACGTTTAATAACCTTTTCCTTGACTAGTTGTTGAGATGCTCCATATGCTATGAGGAACTATTCTTCGTTACGAGGAATAGCCGAGAAAGAAAACTCTTAAAGTTATGGACGATTACAGCCAAGCGCTTTCAACACTTGGTGCTGAATAAAGTTTGTTTAATTAATATTTTTACCGGAATTGAATTAATTTTATAAAACGCAGTAATTGAATTAGTTTAAAACTCGCTATATTTTGTTTTGAAAGGACTTTGTATAGTTGTTATCTTGACTAAGTAACTATTTAATATTGATAAAAGCTACTAGATTTTACTTTGATGTTACTTAGTTCTTTTTTTATGTCTAAATCAAATTCTATTATTATTTTTACTAACTCATCAGCAGTTAGTTTTCTTTTTTTATTTAAAGTTAAACTTATTTTATCTTGACTTATTCCAGTTAATCTCTCAATCTCTTTTTGTGTAATTCTATTATCATTAAAATATTTATTTAGAAAATCAATTATATCCATCTTCTATTCCTCCGTTACTCTTCTTTTTCATATAATTTATCTTCTTATTCATTTTCTTGAAATAATTCTTCAATAGTATATTTTTTTTTAGTTTTCACAATTATTAAATTTCTTAAAAGTAATGCTTCTTTGACTGTAAATTCACTTTTATTATTAAGTTTTTGATTAACAGTACTCAATGATCTGATACCCAATTCATTAGCTATATCCAGTTGTGTTATATTTGCTTCTTTTAATACTTCTTTTAATTGAATCAATGTAGCCTCTCCTTTCTGTACGAAAATTCGTATATTCGAACCAAAAAAATATTCTACTCCTTAGTTCTGATACCATTATATACGATTTTTCATACATTGTCAATACAAAAATATACGATTTTTCGAAAATTCTAAAAAATATTTGATTTTTCGTATTTTTTGTATTATAATAAATATAGAAAGGAGAATTTATATGCTAGAAGAAAAACTTAAAAATATTATTATTGATAAATATGGTTCTATAAGACAATTTGCTATTAAAATAGATATACCATATACGACAGTAGATAGCATATTAAAAAGGGGAATAGACAACTCGAATGTAGGTAATGTTATAAAGATGTGTAAAGCGCTTAATCTTTCAATAGATAAATTATTAGATAATAAAGACAACTTTATTAACTTGGAATTTGATAATGCTCAATTAGTGGATATATCTTCTGATACAACTCAAATACCTGTATTAGGAACGATTAAAGCAGGCATTGCAATAGAAGCGCAGGAAGATATAATAGAATATATAGATATACCAAAAAATTGGTTAAAAGGTGGAAAAATGTTTTATGGACTAAAAATTAGTGGTGATAGCATGTTTCCTAAATATAATGAAAACGATATCGTTATCTTTGAAAAATCAGAAGACTACGAAATCGCAAACAAAAAAGATTGTGCTGTGATGGTAAATGGCTTTGATGCAACATTTAAAAATGTAACATTTAATGAAAATGGTATAACATTAGTGCCACTAAACTTAAATAATAGTGATAATTATCAACCTACATTTTATAATAGTGAAGAAATTCAAAAATTACCAGTTAAAATAATTGGTATTGCAAGAGAAAAAAGAACGCGAATTGAATAATAGTATGTTTAATCATTTTAGGAGTAATTTATGAGCGAAAAAGAAATATTATGTGATTTAATAAAAAAATATATTGAAATTGCTAATAAAAATAATACCACCATTGATGATTATATGTCTATTATTGCATTAATTAAGACGTTGCAAATTGAATATAAAGAATATGCTGGAGATTTTCAAAAATATTTAGATTTATTTAAAAAAAATGGTATATTGGATGAATATCAATCATATTTCAAAAGTGTTCCTAAACAAATTTTTATAAATAATCATTTTAAGAAAAATATTGATTTAGCATATAATATGCTATACGATTTTTTTGAAGGATGCACAAGTAGATTTATGCACTTTTTAATTATATTTGGATTATGTGGTAAACCTATTACAAAAAAACAAAAATATATTATGGCTCATTTATTTGAAGCAAATTCAGCGTCATTTAGTAAACAAACAATATATTACACAAATCTATATTTAAAGAGTGGATTACTGATATCTAATAATAATTATTCTTTTCTCGAAAGAATGAACACCCCTAAAATGGAACAGTATAGATTTTATAAACTTTTAAGTGAAGCATATATAAAAGAAAAAGATTATTTAAAAGCAATTGATTGTTTAAACATAGCAATTAAAAAGGTTAAATCATTATATAAAACAATGTTGAATAAAAAAGTTATTATTAAAAATTTGAATGAAAGATTAGCATATGTTAATTTTAAAATTAAATATCCCTATATAAGAAAAGAATTATTAGAAAAATTTAATATAGATATCAAAACATTTAACAATATTACAGAAAATATTAAAGATAATATTGACTATAAATTAAATGGTGGATATTCTGAAAAAATCATTGAATATCTAGAAGAAAAATTAAAAGACTAGTCCTACTGCAATAGGAACTAGTCAAGTGAAAAACACTTTAGCCGAACAACTAAAAATACAAAAATATAAATATAATTGTATAGGTTTTTCTATATAATTATATCAGATAGAATTAAAAAAATCAAATAGGAAGTGATATAATTATGCAAAATGAGATTAAAACGGTAGCAGTGTACTGTCGTGTAAGTACGGAAGAACAGAAAAAATTTGGTGTATCTTTAGACGACCAAAAAAATAGTCTTACACGCTATTGCAAAGAAAAGCAATATAAAATATATGATTATTACATAGATGAAGGAATTTCTGCAGGAACAAT